AAATGGTATAATAAGACCAAGCGATGCCAGTACTTGCAATGCACGCTTCTATATTGAAGATTATAAATGGGAGTTTGAGCAGCTATGAAACTAAAGATTATAGAAATAGAAAAAATAAAGCCAGCTAATTATAATCCTAGAATAATAAGCAAAGATGAATTTGCTGGATTAATTAAATCATTAATTACTTTTGGGCAACAAGAAAATTTAATTGTCAATAAAGATATGACTCTTATTAGTGGACATCAAAGGTTGGAAGCTATGAAAACACTAAATTTTAAAGATGCTGTTTGTAATGTAGTAAATTTAGACAAAAAGCAAGAAAAAAAGACCTTATAAATTAAATTTCTCAGGATTAATGAGATGAGTAGGCACAAATTATTAAAATTGTTATATTTAGAATTTCCACTAGCAGAATTTAGATGGGTTGGCAGTGATGTACTAAAAGACAGACAGAGATTTGTTATAGATTATAATAAATGCACAAAACAAAAATTAAGAGAATTCTTAAATAAAATATTGCCAAATACAGAAATATACTTATTTCATATAAGCGAAGTGCCTAGAAGAGAATTTTGATTTTTTTATAATTTTATAGTATAGTTCAATGAACTATGAAATACACAAAACAACAGATTATGTTAGCTATGAACAATACAGGTGGCATAGTAAATCAAATATTAAAAAACTTAGCAAAACTTAACGTTGAGACGCAAAGCTATACTCGCAATGCACTATATGACCGAATAAAGAAGAGTAAAATATTAAAAGAAGCATATAAAGATGAGCAGGAACGAATAGGCGATATAGTAGAAAGTAACTTTTTTATAAAATTACAAGAGGGTGAAGAATGGGCGATGAAAGAATGGTTCAGATATAAAGGCTATACAAGAGGTTATAGCACTTCATTAGATGTAACATCACAAGGCAAATCAATTAATATTATTATAGACAGTGCATATGCAAAAGAACCAAGATTTAGAACAGACAACAATCAAACTACCACCCCTGATTAATTGGCAACAAAGCGTAGTCAATTCTAACGCTAGATTTAAGATACTTAGATGTGGTCGTAGGTCAGGCAAAACTTATGGGATTATTATTGACAGCATAACTTTATGCACTCAATACGCTAATCTATCTATGGCTTATATAGGCTTAACATATGGGCATGCTAAAGATGTAGTCTGGGAGGATTACATGAAACTAGCTAAAGATTTTGTGGTATATACAAACAGCTCAGATTTAATATTAAAATTTGGCAATGGCAGCAGGATAAAATTATATAGCTGGGATAGCATAGACAACATGCTAGGGAAAAAATACCACAAAGTTTATTGCGATGAGGCGGCGGTGGCTCGCAATCTAAAACATGCTTGGGATAATGTAATTGAGCCAACTTTGCTTGATTATAATGGCGAGGCTTGGATTACTTCTATGCCAAGAGGCAAGGGGCAATTTAAGCAATTGATAGACGATACAAAAACCTCAGAGGAGTGGGAAGATTTTCATTTTACAAGTTATGCAAATACAACTATACCTGATATTGCAACCGAACTGGACAGACTAAGAAAAGATATTGCGCCAAGCGTATTTGCACAGCAATATCTAGCTGAGTTTACAGATTTAGAGGGCAGAATATATACCGAGTTCAATCGAGATATGGCACTTAGGGAATGCCCTTTTGAACCAGAGCGTTATGGCTTTAGCGTAGACTTTGGCTATAATCACCCACTGGCAGCATTTGTTTACGCTATTGGTAGCGATAATCAAATACATGTACTTAAAGAGCTATACAGGCGCAAGCTAGACGATAAGATGAGAACACAGGCATTGCTAGACTTAACTGATGGCTATGATATAGATATTGCTGTCGGTGATTGCGAAGACCCTATTGCTTTAGTACAGCTTAATAGAGAATTGCCATTTAATGTTGCCGGAGCTGTTAAGGGCAGAGATAGCGTACTAACCGGCATTAATATAGTAAAGTCAGCATTTCATTCAGGTCAACTAACGATAGATGATAGATGCGTAAATCTTATAGACGAGCTGGAAGTATATGCTTGGAAGCTAGACAGAAACAATAATGAAACTGACCAGCCAATAAAAGAATTTGACGACGCTGTTGACTCAATAAGATATTTTGTAACATTGCTAAATAATAATAATACTATAACGCTTGATGATATTATTATGTAAGCGTGCTAGAATATAGACAGAGTCCATAGAGACCATAAATAAGGACATAATCTATAATGAAGCTATCAGAACGCTTTAAGGGTGCATATCAGGTCTTTGTGCAAAAAGGCAATTTATCTAATTCTGTATCTGGTCAAGTAGTTAGAAACTTAACAGACAAATCTGGCTTTGCACCACAACAACAGCTTAAGGGCATAACTTATAAGGCAATAGACAAAATTGGCTCAAGCCTATCTACTTACGACCCAATAGTTAAAAAACCCAATGGTGATGTATATATCAACCACCCTATTTATAATTTATTCAATAACCCAAACCCTATACAAAAGAACCCTAGCGACTTTATACATTTGTTTGCTATGTTATTCGAAATATACGGCGAAACATTTTGGTATCTAGCCAGAGGCGAGAATAGTCAAAAAATCAAAGAAGTTTATTTACTAAACCCAGCACAGATGGAGCTAGTTTTTGAGGATGGCGAGCTGATTGGCTATGTTATGCACAAAAATGACGGCACACAAGTGCCTTTTAATGTAACTGAGATACTGCACGACAAACGACCAAACCCGTTCAATGAGTTTAGAGGCATGTCGGTAATGGAGAAGGCGTCAACCTATATTGACACAGAAATTACTACTGCTACATTTACTCTCAATTATATGAAAAACAATGCATCGCCAAGCGGAATAGTATCACTACCAGATATGGACAGAGAAACATTTAAGCAGTTTGCACAGCAATGGCGTGAGGGCTATGAAGGTCCAGAGAACGCTGGCAAGACAGCATTTATAAGAGGCGGGCAAGCAGATTTCAGAGCTGTTGGCGCAACCCTAAAAGATGTCGACCAAGAGATTACTCGCAAGATGGCAAAAAATGATGTGCTGATGATGTTAGAAGTACCAAAAGAAATGCTAGGAATGACCGATGGCGGAGCTTTAGGTCGCAATACAGTTGAAGCTTTTAGTTATGTTTTTAACAAAGAAAAAATAGAGCCGCTGATGAGAAGGCTTGACCGGATTTATGAAACTATATGCTTTATGGATATATCTAGAGGCGAGCATGCAAATGTAACTCATATCTCACCAGTACCAGAAGACAAACAATATGAGCATTTAGTGCATAAAGATTTAGTCAATATAGCTATTACAGTGAACGAAGTAAGAGAAGAGCTTGGCTATGCACCAATAGATGGCGGTGATGACTTATTATCTACAACTGGCACAGTCGCGCCAATGCAGCCTAAAGATAGCTCAAAATCTAAAACAACAGTTATAACGTTAAAAAAAGAACTAACTAAAAATCAAGTACTTAAAAAGCTAAACAGCGACCAAGAAGACTTTAGGGCTAATTTGGTAGAAAACAATCTAATATACGAGAAGCAGCTTAAAAAGAAAATAAGCAAGTTTGCTACTAAGCAAGAAGCTCTAGTTATTGAAAACATAAATGCCAAGAGCAAATCTTTTGCTGATTGGCTATTTAATGTTAAAGAACAAAGCATAGTCTTGGCAGCTGAGCTATCCCCAGTGATTATTGACTTAATAGAAGCACAGGCTATTGATGTAGCTAACTTTATAACTGGCGAGCTACTTACAATTACGCCAGAGTTTAGAAAAGTAGTAGACGCTTCAATAGGGCAAATATCTGGCGTATATAATGCAGATACAATAACTGCACTAGAAAAAACGCTTACTCAAGGTCAAGCCGATGGCGAAAGCTTAGCAAGGCTTAAAAAAAGAGTGGAGCAAGTATATTCTGACGCAAAAGGCTATAGAGCTGAGCGTATAGCAAGAACCGAGAGCTTAAGAAACAGCAACTTGACCGCAGAGCAAGTCTATAAGCAAAATGGTTATAGCGAAGTAGAATGGTTTATCAACCCCGGCGCTTGCGAGTTTTGCAAAACATATGCAGGCAGAACAAAAAGCATTGGCAGTACATTTACCCAGCTAGGTGATGTCATTACAGCCGAGAGCGGCAGCACTATGAGAATAGAATACTCAGACATAGGAACACCACCATTGCACCCTAATTGCACTTGCTCGCTAGTACCATCGGGCAAGCCAGCAGGTTCTTAGCATGGATAACAAAGATATATCGCTATATCTTGAAGAGCAACGCTTAGAGCTAATAACCCTTAATAAGGGCATAGCACAGCTTAGCAATTTAGTGCAAAAGCAAATAGATGACTATAAGCCGCCTGTATCTGACATAAAAGTCGAAGGCAATGTAAAAGTCAATACAGAAAAGGCAATTGAGGTTACAAATCTAAAAGACTTGCAAAAGTGGCTGGGAACACTAGGTGAGAATGTAACAGAGGCTATTACAGCTAATAAACCAGAGCCAGTGACACAAATTACTGTTAAAAATATAAAAGACGCTCAGCAGGCTGATATGAAGATATCTAACTTTAAAGAGCTAACAAAGTTTTTTGACAAACTTAATGACAATATAGAAAGCTTGCCGCAGCCATTAGTGAATGTAGAAAAGCAAGATGTAATATTTCCTATATCTGCCAAAGAGCCTATATCTGTAAGGCTAAGCGACGGCAAAAGCTTTTACAATGCAATTACAGCATTTTCAGATTCTAACCGCACAGACACAGCAGGCATTATAAATGCTGTCAACAATATAAACCTTAGCGGCACATCTTATGCAATCAACGACAAAGAGGCGACTGCTACTTATAAGTATTTTGGGTTTCAGCGTTCTGATGCTTACTGGTATATAATGAGAAAGACAATAGCAACTAACAAATTTGAATATGTAGCTGGCTCGTCGGCTTACGCAACAGCTTGGACAAACCGAGCCAGTCAAATTTATACGGACTATGCAACAGCAT